CGAGCGAGCGCGGCGACGTCTGGCGGCTGGGCAAGCACCGCCTGCTGTGCGGCGACAGCCTGGACCTGGTCGCGGTCGAGGCGATGATGGCCGGCGAGCTTGCCGACCTGGTCGTGACGGACCCGCCGTACAACGTCGACTACAAGGGCAAGACCGCCGAGGCCCTGACCATCGCCAACGATGCGATGGACGACGACGAGTTCTACCAGTTCCTGCGCGACGCCTACGCCACGATGTTCGCGGTGTCGCGGCCCGGCGCGCCGATCTACGTGTTCCACGCCGACAGCGAGGGCGTGAACTTCCGGCGCGCGCTGCAGGACGCGGGCTGGCTGCTCAAGCAGTGCTGCATCTGGGTGAAGGACACCTTCGTGCTCGGCCGGCAGGACTACCACTGGCAGCACGAGCCGTGCCAGCCTGCCGGGACTATGGTCCGCACCCCGAATGGCGAGATGCCGATCGAGTCGCTGAAAGATGGCGACCGCGTCGTCAGCTATGACCCGTACTCTGGAACGATCACGGGCATGCGCGATGGCCGCGCGGTGAAGGTGGCAACCCGGCACTACCGTGGCGACCTTTACGGCGTTCGAGTTGGCGACCGGATCACATGGGCGACGGATTCGCACAAGTTCACGGTTCGATTCCACGACAGTTCCCGCGCGGTCTGGTGCACGTATCTCATGCGCCGCGGGAAGTGGTGGCGCGTCGGCATCACCAAGACCTACGACGCACGCGGTTTCGGATTGAAAAACCGGTTCAAAACCGAGCGTGCAGACGAAGCCTGGATCATCACCACACACACCAACCGCCTCGACGCGCTCTGCATGGAGCAAATCCTGTCCGTCGGATACGGGATTCCGCGAACACACTGGACGACTGAGCGCGGAGCAGCTGAGGGCAACTGCAGGACCAAAGAGCACATCGAGCGGATCTATTCATCGCTCGACCTCGAAAAGATGGAGCGAAACGCCAACGATCTGCTGGAGGCTCACGGGCGCCGTCGGCGCTTCCCATTCCTGACGCGAGACAACCTGTCGCAAAAGTGCAGCACCAGGGTCACAGTGCAGGTGCAGGCATGCAACCTGATCCCGGAGATCATGAGCGTCCCCATCCCTTATGCGAAGTGGGACGGTCTAAAAACATTCGACTGGGAGCCAATCGACGCGGTTGAACGCCGTCCGCACGATGGCCCGGTCTACTCGCTCGACGTCGAGAAGGACAAGCACTACATCGCCGACGGGATCGTCACCCACAACTGCCTCTACGGCTGGAAGCCGGGTGCCGCGCACACCTGGGCGGGCGACCGGAAGCAGACCACGGTCTGGGAGTTCGCGCGGCCGAAGCGGAACGCCGAGCACCCGACGATGAAGCCGGTGGAGCTGATCCGCTACCCGATCGAGAACAGCAGCGAGCCGGGCGCGGTGGTGCTGGACCTGTTCGGCGGGTCGGGGTCCACCCTGATCGCGTGCGAGCAGACCGGGCGCCGCGCTCGCCTGGTCGAGCTGGACCCGCGCTACGCCGACGTCATCGTGACCCGGTGGCAGGCGCTCACCGGCCGGCAGGCCCGTCTCGATGAGACCGGCGAGACCTTCGCCGAGGTCGCCGCGCGCCGTGCCGCGCCGCGCACCGTCGCGCCGGCCCCTGCGCTGCAGCCCGCGGTGCCGTTCTTCCAGGCTGGCCAGCCGTTCGTGGCGGCGAACGATCCGGACTACATGGCGCGCAAGCGCGCCTGACCTGATGTATGGCAGCTGAGGGGATCAGCTACCGCGAGTTCGGGCGCCGGTTCAACGTCACTGGCGAGGCAGTCAGGAAGGCGATCGCCACAGGGAAGATCCCGGCCGACTGCCTGGGCGAGAAGACCCTGTCGTCGGGTCGCAAGCAGCCCTGCATCATCGACCCGGAGCGCGCGGCCGAGCACTGGCTGCGGAACCGCGACCCGAACCAGGTCCGCGACAAGGACGTGCTGGCTGCCGGCGCGCGCCGCGGCTGGGCGCAGCGTCGCGGGGAGGCGCCGCCGCAGGACGACGAGGCCGGCGGCGACGCCACGCCGGCGCCGGTGAACGGCGCGCCGATCAGTGCCGGCGCTAAGGTGCCCAGCATCGCGGAGAGCAAGGCCATCACCGAGGCCTACAAGGCCCGCATGGCCAAGCTCGAGTACGAGGAGAAGGCCGGCAAGCTGGTCAACGCCGACCAGGTCAAGGCGCGGTTCATCGGCATGGTGACCGCGGCCAAGACCAAGCTGATGGGCATTCCGAGCAAGGCGAAGGCGCGCATCCCGACGCTGACCGTGGCCGACATCGAGGCGCTCGAGGACCTGATCGCCGAGGCATTGGAGGAGCTGGCGCTTGGACGCTGATGCGCTGATCGCCGAGGTCCAGCTGGCCTGGCGGCCGCCGCCGCGGCTGACCCTGTCCGAGTGGGCGGACCGCTACGCCGTACTGTCGGCCGAGTCCTCGGCCGAGGTCGGCCGCTGGCGCACGATTGCGTACCAGCGCGGCATCATGGACGCGATCACCGACCGCCACATCGAGGCGGTCACGGTGATGAAGTCGGCGCGCGTCGGCTGGACGAAGATCATCAACCACGCGATCGGCTACCACGCGCACTACGACCCGTGCCCGATTATGGTGGTGCAGCCGACCATCGGCGACGCGGAGGGCTACTCGAAAGACGAGATCGGCCCGATGATCCGCGACACGCCGGTGCTCGCCGAGCTGTTCCCGGAGCCGGGCAAGCGCGAGTCCGGCAACACGATCCTGCACAAGCTGTTTCCCGGCGGCCAGCTGCGCATGGTGGGCGCGGACAGCCCGCGCGGGTTCCGCCGCGTGTCGATCCGGTTCATCGCCTTCGACGAGGTGGACGGCTACGCGCCGACGGCCGGCGAGGAAGGCGACCAGCTGAAGCTGGGCATCAAGCGCACCGAGTACTTCTGGAACCGGAAGATCCTCGCCGGCTCGACGCCGACGCTGGACGCGACCAGCCGCATCAAGCGCCGGTTCGAGGCCGGCGACATGCGCTACTACTTCGTGCCGTGCCCGCACTGCGGGCAGCCCCAGGTGCTGAAGTGGGGGAACCTGCTCTGGGACAAGAACCGGCCGGAGACCGCGCACTTCGTGTGCGTGCACAACGGCTGCAAGATCGAGTACCGCTGGCAGCGCTGGATGGTCGAGGAGGCGGACCGTCGCCAGCGCGAGGGCGAACCCGGCATCGGGTGGGTGCCGACCAACCCGAACCCGGAGCCCAGGCACGCCAGCTTCCACATCTGGGCGGCCTACAGCTACAGCCCGAACGCGACGTGGGAGCAGCTGGCGCGCGAGTGGCTGGCCTCGCACAAGAACATCGAGGAGCGGAAGACCTTCATCAACACGGTGCTCGGCGAGCCCTACAAGGGCGAGGGCGACGCGCCGGACTGGAAGCGTCTCTACGACCGGCGCGAGCCGTACCGGATCGGCGTGGTGCCGCGCGGCGGTGTTGTGCTCTACGCCGGCGTCGACGTGCAGAAGGACCGCATCGAGGTCGAGATCGTGGCCTACGGCCGCCGGCTGCAGAGCTGGTCGGTGGACTACCGGGTGTTCCCCGGCGACACCTCGCAGCTCGACGGCCCGAACAGCCCCTACCGGCAGCTCGACGACATGCTGAACGAGGTGTTCGACACCGAGGGTGGCGGCCAGGCCCGCATCCGGCGCCTGGCGATCGACACCGGCTACAACACCAACACGGTCTACCAGTGGGTGATGCGGCATGCCGCCAACCGGGTGATCGCGGTGGACGGCCGGGACAGCTACCAGATGATCATCGGCCAGCCCAAGCCGGTGGAAGTCACGGTGGCGGGAAAACGAAAGAGCCGCAGTGTAAAACTGTGGCCTGTCGGTGTCTCGCTGGTAAAAACGGAGCTGTACGGGTGGCTCAAGCAGGAGAAACCCGCCGACGAAAGCGGCGAGGACTTGCCCTGGGGCTATTGCCATTTCCCCCAGTACGACGAACAATACTTCAAAGGGCTGACGGCCGAGGAGATCGTGCCGCGGCTCGTCAAGGGTTTCCGCCGCTACCAGTGGGAGAAGGTCTTCGAGCGGAACGAGCCGCTGGACTGCCGGACGTATGCGCGTGCTGCGTCGGCCCTGGACGGCATCGACCGCTGGACCGAGGAGCGCTGGGCCGCTGAGGAAGCCGAGCTTGGCGTCCCGGAGGACACCGGGGCTCGCCCCATACCTGTCATCCCCAAACCCAAGGTGAGCCGGCTGGACGACCCGTTCCTGTGAGCATCGACTGCGCGACCAAGAAGCTGTGGCTGGCCGAGGCGCAACTGGCCCTCCACAAGCTGATGACCGGCACCGCGGAGGTCAGCGTCTCCTTCGGAACGGGGAAGTCCGTGACCTACAAGGCGGCCGACATCGACAAGCTACGCGACTACATCGCGGACCTCGAGAACCAGGTCGCCCTGTGCGACGGCCGCGCGCCGGCGCGTCGCAAGCCCATCCGGTTTGTGTTCTGAGCGTATGGGCAGCGTCGCCATCCTCGACCAGTTCGGCAATCCGATCCGTGCGCAGGACACCTCGCACTTCGCGGCGTCGCGCACGGCGCGCGAGCTGCGCGCCTGGCTGCCGCCGCTGGAGTCCGCCGATACCGAGCTGCAGGGCGAGCGCGACACCATCGCCGCGCGCGCCTACGACCTGGAGCGCAACAACGGCATCGCCGGCGGCGCGATCCGCACGCTGACCGACAATATCGTCGGCTCCGGCCTGCGCCTGAACGCCAAGCCGGACTACCGCGCGCTGGGCCGCTCCAAGGACTGGGCCGACGCCTGGGCCCGCGTGGTCGAGGCGAAGTGGCGCACCTTCGCCAACTCGCTGGAGTTCGACGCGGCGCGCAGGCTGAACTTCGCCGGGCAGTCGGTGGTCATGCTGCGCACGGCATTCCTGTCCGGCGACGCGCTGGCCCTGGCGCACTGGCTGCCGGAGCGCCCCGGCGCGAAGTGGGCGACCTGCTTCCAGCTGATCGACCCGGCGCGGCTCGGCACGCCGCCGGGCACGATGAACGGCCGCTACATGCGCGATGGCGTCGAGATCAACGACCTCGGCGAGGCCATCGCGTACCACATCCGCAAGACCCACCCTGGCGAATTCTGGGTGGGCGGCGACCCGACCTACGAGCGCGTGGCCGCGCGCACCTCGCACGGCCGCCTGCGGGTCATCCACCTCTACGAGCAGCTCCGCCCGGGCCAGACGCGCGGCAAGGCGATCCTCGCCGGCGTCATGGGCGCCTTCAAGATGCTGGACCACTACCAGCGCGTCGAGCTGCAGACGGTGGTGGTCAACAGCATGATCGCGGCGTTCATCGAGACGCCGCTGAAGGCCGACGAGATCGCCGACCTGTTCGGCGGCGCGGACAAGTTCATGCAGTCCCGCTCGTCGTGGGACGTGAAGCTCGAGGGCGCCTCGGTCATCCCGCTGCACCCTGGCGACAGCCTGAAGCCGTTCACGCCGACCCGCCCGAACAACGCGTTCGAGGCGTTCGTGGAGGCGGTCCTTCGCTACATCAGCACGGGGCTCAACATCCCCTACGAGCTGCTGATGAAGGACTTCTCCAAGACGACCTACAGCAGCGCGCGGGCGGCCCTGCTGGAGGCCTGGCGCTACTTCAACGCGCGTCGGAACTGGTTCGCCACGTACTGGGCGAACCCGGTCTACGAGCTGTGGCTCGAGGAGGCCGTCGCGCGCGGCGAGGTCGAGGCGCCGGACTTCTACGAGAACAAGGCGGCGTACTGCGCCTGCCGCTGGATCGGCGACGGCCGCGGCTGGGTGGACCCGATGAAGGAGGCCCAGGCCAGCGGCGAGCGCATCCGCAACAACGTCTCGACGCTGGAACGCGAGGCCGCCGAGCAGGGTCTCGACTGGGAGGAGGTGCTCGAGCAACGCGCCCGCGAGGAGGCCTTCGCGCGCTCATTGGGCCTGCCTGGCGCCGCGGCGCCCGACACCCAGACCCGCACCGAGTCCGTCACCATCAACGAGGACGAGGACGACGAGCCGCCGGCGCGCGGCCGCGTCCCCGAGGAGCAGCCCGCATGATCCGCGCGCTTTCCCGCATCAAGAGCCAGCCCTGGGCGATCACCCGCGAGGCGATGGAGACCATCCTCGACATCGCCGCGCGCGAGAACGAGAGCCCGCAGGCCGTGGCTGCCAAGCTCGGCCGGCCGCTGGAGAACACCTACGACGTCGAGAACCGCGACGGCGTGGCCGTGCTGCACATCTCCGGCCCGCTGTTCCGCTACGCGAACCTGTTCACCGAGATCAGCGGTGCGACCAGCTACGACCTGCTGGCGCGCGACTTCAACCGCGCGGTCAACGACCCGCGCATCCACGCCATCGTGCTGAACGTCGACAGCCCGGGCGGCGAGGCCAACGGCGTCTCCGAGTTCGCCGACATGATCTACGCGGCGCGCGGCCAGAAGCCGATCGTCGCCTACGTGGGCGGCCAGGCGAGCAGCGCGGCGTACTGGATCGCCTCGGCGGCCGACGAGGTCGTCGCCGACGAGACCGCGATCCTGGGCAGCATCGGCGCGGTCTGGTCGTTCATGGATAGCCGCGAGGCCGAGGCCAAGGCCGGCCGGAAGCGGTACGATATCGTCAGCAGCCAGTCCCCGGACAAGCGGCTGGACCCGGCCACGGACGACGGCCGGGGGAAGCTCCAGGCCCTCGTCGACAGCCTGGCGGACGTTTTCATCGACAAGGTGGCACGGAACCGCGGCGTGAGCCGCGAGACGGTGCTCAGCGACTTCGGCCGGGGCGGCGTGTTCGTCGGCCAGGCCGCAGTGAATGCCGGCCTCGCGGACCGGCTCGGCAGCTTCGAGGGAGTCATCGAGGAGCTGCAGGGCCGCGCGCGCGGGACGGTAGGGGCTATCGCCGCCGCCGGCGGCAAGAACCAGGAGGTCCAGATGG